GCCGGTATCGGTCATGCGCTCGACAGATATGGCTTGCGCACTAGCCGCCAGCAGCCTATAGCGAAGACCGCGATAGCCGATACCCATCTGGACACTGCCGGTTAGCAGCCCCGTTACCGGCTCACCGCCGTCATAGCTCAGCGTGATCTGGTCTGGATCCGTCTCGAGCGCGCCCGGCGTGTAGGATTCGACGACGTACATGCCCTCGTTGTCGCCAACGATCTCAATAAGCATTCCAACGAAAGGCGCTAGCTGCGAAAGATCGCCCTCAATGACGTCTCGCCCAGCCCCGCCGTCGATAACGGTATAGGGATAGGTCACCTCTATGCGCGCGATCATGCCGGCAGCCCAGCCGGACGGGAACTCGCCAGCCCCTGACGGGATGGTCACCGTGTCGCCATCGAACAGGTAGGAGGAGGCAGATGCCTCAGGCGATACCGCAAACGTCGCCTTCAGCTGGAGACCGGATGTTCCGGTGGAAGTCGCGCCAACTTCCGGGCAGGAGTTCCACCAAACCGCGCACGGCTCAGCGCTAAGATCCGCGCCCGGCTGGTAGATAGCGAACTGCACGTCCTCGCCAAGCGAGATAACCGGAGTGTCGCCAATCTGGATGCGGCTTTCTGGGATGCTGTATTTGCCTTTGCCGACGCACAGCAGCATATCCACCCACTGCTCACGCGGCGACGTGAAGTACCGGCGCAGCGGCAGTAGATAGTCAGGGTAAACCTTGCGCTTTCCGGCGATCTCGCGAATCGGTGCGTTCGTCTTGACCTGATTACCTTTCGTTGTTGCCAGATCGAGCTGGTTCCCTTGCGTCTGGCCGCCCCGGTTCATCGATGCCGGCTTGGGCATCAGCAGGACGGCGAGAACAGCAATAGCCGCAGCGATATAGCCGCCATAGGCAACAAGGAATGCGCCGACGCCTGCTGCTTTGGGCAACGGGTAGATATCAACGGTATCGGTCGGGCCGAACTCGGCGACATCCCAAGCGGCAGGGTCGATCAGTTCGCCATTAATGTGGATGCTGATCGGCGCCACGTCCATCGCGCGGTAGTTCTTCACGTTTGCGCGGAGCCACGCCCCCAGCGTCATCAACTCAGCGGTGCGGTGCTCTTCCAGCGGCGCGCCGTCCAGTGTGCTTGGATAGATATTGATCACGGCTTGTCCCTGTAATAGATGACGCGCAGATAACGAGACTCGAAGTCGGGGATGCGTAGCCAGCGGGCGCTGGTTCGGTCGTTGCGGATTTCCAGAACAGCCAAGGCGCCGTCCACTTCGATGACCACGGCCACATGGATGACGATTCGCCCGCGGAATACAGCAGCGATTGCGCCGGGCTCCGGCTGGCACTCCTCCATCAGCGCCGCCTGCTCCTCGTAGGCTCGCGTGAACGCGGCGGGCATGGTGTTGCGCACCGCGCCGAATGAAGGCAGCAGCGGCAGGCCTAGCAGCTCATGACGCACAGCCCGGACCAGCCCCCAGCAGTCGTACCGATCCGGCCCGCGCGCGCCATCCTCGTATGTGGCGGACAGGTACTTGCTCAGCATCACTTTCCTCCGGGCATGAAAAAGCCCGCACTAGGCGGGCTTGTGTGTTGCGGCTGCGCTTACTGGGCAGCGGCTACCTTAGAGCAACCTTTCTGGCTTCTCACCCGCTCAAGGCTGGCAAGGCGGTCGCGGGCGCTGGACATGGCCGCCTCCTTCTCCATCACGTTGCCGATACCGAAGTCACCCATGAATGAGAGGACCGACCGGCCGTCGAACTGGCTTTCTTTGTTCACTTGCTCAATGAAGCCGTGGGTCTGTGCGATCTCGATGTCTACGCCGTTGCAGTCCAGGCGAGCAATCTCGCCCGGCGTCACGACAGGCTCACGCCCGTAATGCTTGGTCGCGCAGCCAGACATGACAGCGGCAACAATGAGGACAGAGGCAAATTTCAGCTGGTTTTTCATGATCCATCTCGCAGATTGGCGGGTTCCCTTTACTTCGGCTAACGCTACAGATACTTAAGCCCTGGCGCAAACTCCGTGGTGTAAAGGTCGCGCGGCCAGCCGCTGTTGATTAAGTCGTAGAACCCGGCCTGAATCTGAACAGCGGTGCCTTTGATCTCGCCACCCAAGACCGACATCCGATAAGGAGGCTCGGCCGGCGTCGTCAGATCGCTTGCCAGGTACGATCGGTAGGTCATCGTGACCCGCTGCTCTGCCTCTAGCGCCTCATCAATCAGCGCCTGAGCCTCGCCGGTCACGTTGTCGATGGCGAAGGTAAGCGTCTGATTGCCGCTGTTCCCCCGCTTCGGCAGCGCAACGGCCATGCCCGAAGCCTGAAACGTCAGCGCCCGGCCATCCTCGGTGATGCAATGCTGATCCTCGAAGCCATTGCACAGAAGGATTGACGAAGACCAGGCGGGACAGGTCAGTTCAAGCGTGGAAATGATCACGTCGCCGCCCGAGGCATACACTTGCTCGAGCACTGTCATTCGGGCCACTCCTCGTTCATGCCTTCATCGAACGCACCCATGAAAGTCTGGTATTTCGATTCGGGCCATTCGCGGTTGATAGCCATGTCAAGGATCGACGGGAACAGGATGTACTGCGGCAGATGCTGCCAGCCGTCGGCGAAGGTCTGCTTCTCGCGGATCTCCAGCCGGCAACTGATGCTCCAGTAATCCGGCCCATTCATGCGCGCGGTGTAGGCCGGCGCATTGTCTGAGCCAACGAAGCGCATAACGGTTTGGGTTGTGATCCCTCCTGTTTGCGCCCAGCCGGTGAACCACTCCTGCCCCTCTTTCAGCTCCCAGCGAAACCAAGCCTCGAATAGCTCGAACTCTTTCTGAGGCATGCCCCATGAGAGCGTCACGAAACTTGGCACGCTGGTGTACTTGCGGCGCTGCCGAGCGCGTCCGCTTTGCATCGGCGTGCGGGTCAGGTTCGGCGCGTGCTCCAGCGCATAGCCGGAAAGGTCTGGATAAGGCAGTTCCGCTGGGTACTCAATCATCCGCCTACTCCTTTAACGCCGAATTTCTGGCTAATTGCCTTGGAGGCGGGCCCATCGCCGAAGATGTCAGCCACAAACGCCTGAACATTCCAGGAGCCGTCAGGGTTCTGCGTCTTTTCGACCTTGCCGGCCTTGCTGGCGTCCTCGACGAGATTGACGGTCATATTCAGCCCGCCGCTGCCCGAATTGCTGCCGCCCTGCTTGGTGTGATCGATGATGGTCTCGTTCGGGTGGACCATGGCCATGAAGCCGCCCTTGCCATCCAGGCCGCCACTGCGAGGACCGCTACCGGTGAAGCCGCCGCCCTCGAAGGACATGGCAACCGAACTGATATTGCTTACCAGGCCAGCCGTAGCAGCTGCCACCGAAGCCATCGCGGCAAGGTTGAGCGGCCAGGGGTTGGCAGCGGCGAGGGCAATACCCTGCTGAATCGCCACCATCGACTGAGCGATTGCGAATGCTTTCTGCGCGACGAACATCGCCTTGTAGATGCCGGACTGCTCCCCGGCAAACTGCGCGGTAATGTCTGCCAGGTTCCCGAATAGATCCGAAGCCCCTGCCAGTGCTACCTGCTGCCGCGCGGCTTCAATCTCGCTGACTTCCTGCTGATGCTGCGCGTGGATGTTGGCAATGCGGGTCGCGTATTCCTCCTCAGTGATGGCCTTCGTCTCAAGGTATGCTCGCTGCTTTTCCAGTTCGGTCATGCGCCACTGTTCGAGCGCTAGCGCCTCCTCTTGCAGTCGAATGAACTCGCTTCCAGGGCCACCAACCGCAGCGTCGACGCCGCCGCCGTCGGGAGCCTGAGAAACCCCTTCAACGGTTCCTGGCGCCTGCGCGGAACTGAGCTGCACCTCACGTATACGCCGGAGCGTTTCGAGGCGCTGTAGTGCCTCTACGTTGCCCTGGCGCTCGTACTCGGCGATCTTCTCGGCGTACTCCAGTTCGAACTGTGCGTCATTGGCGGCGCGCAGCTGGCCCGATTCGCGGAGGATGTCGATGCGGATCTGTTCTTGCTCGGTCAGGTCGCGCTTGGCGTCCAGTTCGCGGGCGAGATCCATCAGGTAGTCGGCTCGCTGGCCGACGATCCCTTTGAGCGAGCCGCTTTCCAATTCGTAACGAAGGCGCGCCTCCTCACCAACTTGCCCGTACAGCTCAATCTGTCGGCCAAGCTCGGTTTCGGTGTTGCTATAGAGAGCGTCAAGCTTTTTGGCTGCCGTCTCAGCTTCCTTGATGGCTGTCTTGGTCGCCTTCGATATCGCGACACTGATTCCGGCGTCCTCGCCCTTCGGCGTCTCTGCTCCAGCCTTCTCGCCGACTCCGATCAGCCTGTCCCGCGCCTTCCGAAACCGCTCGATCTGCCCGTTTAGCTGCGCAAGTTCGGTGTCGATTTCCTCCCGGTCATAGAACTTGAATTTGAAGAATGCCGTATCGTCCGGATCATTTTTGTCCAGCCGACGCCTAACGTCCTGCAGGTCACGAATGCGAGAGAGCGTGACGCTGATCTCGTTGTTGAATCCTTCGGCGGTCTGCTTGCTGTCACGGAAGAAGTCCATGAACTCGCCAGAGCTGAACCGATCCATCGCGCCGGACAGCTCCAGTACAGCGCTAGCGAAGCCTTTGCTCGCCCCGCTAGCTTCGTCCAGCTTGCCGATAACGCCGACGAGGGAGTTGAAGAAGGTTGTCGCAGCCTGGGCGGCTGTTACCTCAAGGGTTGTCGATAGCGCAGCAACCTCTGCTTCCTGGCTCTGCAAGCCACGAATAATCTTGTCGGCCGTCAGTTCGCCGTCGGCGCCCATTTGGCGCAGCTGACCGGTAGTGACGCCGAGCCCGCGCGCGATGGCCTGGGCCAATGCCGGCGTGCCTTCCAGAATGGAATTCAGTTCATCGCCACGAAGTGAGCCGGATGCCAGCGCCTGGCCGAACTGACGCATCGCGCCTGACGCGGCCTGTGTATCGGCGCCGCTCAGTGCAATCGTGCGGCTGACCGTCTTGGTGATTGACTCAACGTCAGCGAAGTTCAGGCCGAGCGCCTTGGCGTTCTGAGCAATGCGCTGGTAGACCTCGGCGGTTACTTCGAGCGGCTGATACGTCTCCTGTGCGGCGCGCATCACTGAAGCCTGGGCGAAGGCAAGCTGCTCGCTGCCCTCGGTCACTAGGCGCAGTCGGTTGGTCAGGTTGGTGTATTGCTCGGCAGCCCGGACCACTTCGCGAACGCTAATGGCCGTCGCCAGAATCCCGCCAACCTTGGCGAATGTGTTGCCCATCTTGCTGACAGAGCTTTCTGCGCGATTGGCGGATGCCGGCAGTTTGTCGAGCTCTGTCCTGGCCTTGCCGACCTGCGTGCTGTCGACGCTGACGACCAGCTTTGCATATTCAGTCATTCGGCAACTCCAAAGTGCAAAGCGTGGTTTTCGGCGATCAGTTCAATCTGGCGGCGAAGGCGGGGGGCAGACGCCAGCAGCGCCACTGGGTCGATATCCGAAGGCAAGGACCACTCAGCGATTAGCGCGGCGGCTAGGGCTGCCCTGCGCTGCCTGGCGTGATGCTTGCGCAGCGACGGCTGATCGGCAGAGAGTCGTCCATCAGCTACAGCCTGCAGAACGATCGCTTCGCTGGCCCGTTTGAATTCGGCGCTCATCACGGAGCGAACCCGGATCCACTCCCGGTTTCCGGCAGGGTCGGCAAATTCGATGCGAACCCCAGTGCTTGCGCGCGTTCGGGTGTAGAAGTCCTGGGGTTTCATTGCATGGCTACCTTGTGCTCCACCGCAGCCAGGCGGCGCAGCAGGTCTATCTCATAGGGCCGAAGGTCCATCCCGTACAGGTCGGCCCATGCCTTCAGCTCAGCCATCGACTCGAAAGGCCTGGCTGAGCAGTACCACTCCCATACGTAGGCCAGTTCGGGCGGGCACGGCGGGCCATCCAATCGCCCCGGGCGCTTTCCGGTCTTCTCGGCTATCGCTTCCAGCTGGGCGCGGACGGTGATTCGCTTATCCGGACCCTTCTTCGGGCGCGGGCCGGCAGGCTTGAGCAATCCAAGCTGATGCTCGGCGTGCTCGATCAGGACTTGGCTGAGCCCGTCGAGCGTTTCCCGAAAAAACGGCGGCGGTCACTCGCGAAACGATCAACCTCCTCCGTGATATATGGCGATTCGCGCAGAAACTCCAGAAGAGCCGATTCCGTGAACTCGGCGTCGAGCGACCAGCCAATCACCAGCGCAGCATTCAGCCTGAGCCGAGCCGCGTCGGTCTTCTCTTTCCGCTCGATCGGGTCTTTCACTGAAGCCAGAACCAGCAGCTCGCGCCGGAACTCATCCATGGCGTGCCGGAACTCGTCCGAATCCACCCCGCGAATCTGTAGCCAATCATCGGTAGGCGTGCCATCAGGCAGGGAGAGCGGCATGCGCTCCCCCTCGTTCGCCTTGGCACGAGTGAAAAAGTCACTCGGTTTCATGCGATGT